AATTAAGGAAGGCTTTGCAACGGCAATAACAGGCAACTTTACAAAGACGTTGAACGAGGGTTTTTCTGATATAAAGAAAACAGGTAGTTCGGTGGCAAATAACTTTGTAGATGGCTTTAATAAAACTTTAAAAAATAAGAAAATTGAACATATAAAAGTATCGGCGTACGTGGAAAAAGAGAACAAGTCTACGAAAACGAACGATACCAATACAGCTGGTTTTGGAAATTTGAATAAGGGAAAGAAAAAGAAAAAAAAGAAAGAGAAAAAGAAGAAAGGAATTTCGGCAGAGGAAATGGCGAAGAAAGAAGAGGAGGCAATAAGAAAAGCGGAAGACCTTTTAATGCAGTTAGTTGAGCAGTCAGAAGAGCAAAGAAGAAAAGCTATAGAAGTACAGTACGATAGACAGATAGAAGATGTTAAGCGAAAGTTAGAAAGAGAAAAAGGACTAACGGTAAAAGCAAAGCAGGCGTTAAATACACAGATTGACGCTTTGGAAAAATTGAAAGCAAAGAAACTTTCGGAATTTGACACACAGGCAAAAGAAGAGACGTTAAAGAGAGAGGAAACGTATATAAGTAATATGCTTGCATCGGTCGAAAAAGGTTCTAAAGAGGAATACGACCTAAAAGTTAAGAGCATTCAGACGGCTTACCAATTGGAACTAGAAGAAGCACGCAAGCAGGTTATGAATGAAGAGGACAAAACAAAGCTGTTAAGGTCAATAACGGAGAAATACTACAAAGAAGAAGAAGATGCGTATAAAGAGCATAAGAATAGGCTGATAGATGAGCAGACGAAAGCTATAGAAGAGAGATACAAAGAGAAGATACTCGAAACGCAGATAGAGAGCAACGGTACGGACGAATTAGGGGTGTTGCGTTTACAATACGAGGAAAAGCAGGCGTTGTTGGAAGAAGCGCAACAAAAGGAAGGCGAGACTATCGAAGAATTTAATGCACGGAAGCTACAAATGGCGTGGGAGGCGCAGCAGGCAAAACAAGCAGTAAACGAAAAGGAAATAGAAGTTGAAAGCGCAAAATATCAGGCTATTTCGCAGATGATGGGCGGCTTAGGTCAAGTTGCGGAAGCATTTGGAGAGCAAAGCAAAGGACTTGCGAAGATGGCTAAAGTAATAGCGTTAGGAGAAATTGCCGTAAACACAGGTGTTGCAATAGCAGAGGGTATTAAGCAGGCGCAGAAAGCTGGACCATTTCCTGCTAATATTATTGCAATAGCTACAACAGTAACGCAGGTTATGGCAGGTATTGCATCGGCTATTAAGACAGTGAAATCGGCAAAGTTCGCCAAAGGTGGTTTGGTAACAGGTCCCGGCAGTGATACAAGCGACAGTATACCAGCACACCTTTCCAACGGAGAAAGTGTACTAACAGCATCGGCAACGAGAATGTTTGCACCAGCATTGTCGGCTTTCAATCAAATAGGCGGTGGCGTGCCTATTATAAATAACATTGGTAGTAATAGCCAACAGATGGGTGAAGACTTTTTCGTTAGAGCTTTTGCACGTGGTATGGCAATGGCACCACGTCCAGTCGTTAGCGTGGAGGAGATAAACAAAACTAATAATAGAGTTGAAACGATAAAAAGGTTAGCTACTATATGAAACAATACGAATTACTTAAGACAACAGAGAGTTTATTAGCCGTACTCGAAAAGAACGGCATAGAGGCGAAAGACGTAAAATATTTAAAGCTATACGAAGAATATGTACGGCTGAAAGACGAGGGGCATAAGGTAGGCTATATTGTGTATTATCTTAGCACACAATACGAGTGTGGAGAGGCTACGATATATAGAGTGATAAAGAGAATGAATAAAGAATTAGTTTAATTTCATATCTGAAAATTTGTTTTGTTTTAGTGTCTTGTCCGTGAGGATAGGACACTTTTTGTTTGCTATCTTTTTATGATAGTAAGCAAAAGGAATAATAAAGAATTTATTTATATTTATAAAGTATCTTTGTATATCATTTAAATTAATCTTATGGCGGTATTAAAGATATACAACGATATCCAGACGGAAAAGGAGAAAAACGACTGTGTCTTTTGGGGCGAAATGGCAGGCGTTTGTTTTAAGGACGTGGACGAATTTTGCGCAAGCATACCCGAAGATGATAACACTATTGAAATACGCTTACATTGCGATGGTGGTTCTGTTATTGAAGGTTGGTCTATTTACGATAGATTAAGAGCGACAGGAAAAGAAATAACGTGTGTTGTAGAAGGTAATGTTGCATCTATGGCTACAGTAATTCTGATGGCAGCACCAAAGGAAAGGAGAAAAGCATATCAGAGCGCACAGTTTTGCGTACACAATCCGTGGATACCATCGTGGGCATTAGATTATGCTGTTACGGCTGACGACTTACTCAAAGCGTCTAACGACTTGCGAGAACAACAGGAAAAAATGCTTAATCTTTACGTAGAGCGTTGCGAGTGTAACCGTGAAGAAATGCAGGCGTTAATGGACGAGAACAAGTACGTAGGTACGTCTAAAGCGATAGAATTAGGGTTAATAGGAGAAGTAATTGCGCCTATTTCGGCAAAGAAAGTAGGAGCAATGAAGAGTAGTAAAACAAATAAAAATAATCAAATGGGAAAAGAAAAAGAAATTAAGGTAAAAGCGTCTTTGATGGACAGAGCTTTGGCAAAGTTAGGACTAAAGAACATTGAAGAACTTGCGAAAGGTATGGATTTGTCTACCAGCGATGGTCAGACATTGACAGTAGAGAGAGAAGAGGGCGAGCCACAAGTTGGCGACAATGCAAGTCCTGACGGAGAATTTGTGATGCCTGACGGAAAAACAATCGTTGTGAAAGACGGTGTTATCACCGATATTAAAACAGATAGCAACGGTAGAGATGGAGACGAAAACGGAGAGGACGAAGTCGAGGAGTTGAAGAAACAAATCGCAGAATTGGAAGAAAAGGTAGAAGAGTTGGAAAGCGAGTTAGAAAGCTCAAAAGCGCAAGCAAAAACAAAAGACGAGTTGCGTATTCTCAATGCTGTAAAGATAGCAGGAGGAGAGAAAGTACTGGCTAAGATTTCAAGCAATTACAAACCAACAGGACGCAAACAAAGCGGTGCTAATGCAACGGAGAAAGCGGAAAGTATTTCTCCTATGCGTGCGGAGATTGAGGCGAGAAGAAAAGGAGAGTATAAGAAAAACAAATAAGGAAAGGAGAAGTAATGGGAAAGAAATTTTTTGAAAACATACAGATAAACCCTCGAAATGTAGAGGACTTAAAGGAGTTAATTCCATTGAGTATTGATCAAGATGAGGACTTCCAACGTTTCACACGTCTTAGAAAGGTTCGCAACGGCGACCCAGTGGCATTCTATGGCGATATGGACGATGTTGGCGTTAAAGGTAGCGGTTGCGACCCTACTTATCAAGAAGTAGGTATTGCTAATTCTCAAAAGCGTTGGGAGTTGGGCGATTGGCAGATACCTATTAAGATTTGCTATGAGAGTTTGCAGGGTACTATTGCCGACTATTCTATGAAGACAGGTACGGACGTTGCAAACCTTACGGACACCGAGTTTATGAGCTACATTATTCGTCCAGCTTTGGAAAAACAAATGAAGCGTATGATATGGCGTTTCGGTTGGTTTGGCGACACAGGCGCAAAGGTAATAGCAAATGGCGGTAACTTAACAGCCGACACGAGAACAGAACTATTTACAACTTGTGATGGTCTGTTTAAACGTATCTTTGAGCAAGGAACGAAGAATGCAGCACAAGTAACAGCTATTGACGCTAATACTAAAACATCTTTTGCAGAACAAAAGAAAGCTATCTTAAAAGACGGTGTAGCAAGTGGCATCATTGACAACCTACTGATGGACGCAGACAGTCGTATTAGTTCTGATGGCGAAGCGGTAATATTACTTACCAAAGGTTTGGCGGACGCTTTAACGTATGACGTTAAGAACCGTTACAAGGTGATAATGCCGTGGGAGAAAGTATTTGAAGGCGTTGATATGGTACAATACAACGGTGTTACTATTGCACGTGTAGGCATTTGGGATAGAATGATACGTGCGTACGAAAACACAGGCACAAAACTCAACAAGCCTTATCGTGCTGTATATGCAAATATCAACCAATTGCAGGTGGGTACAGATGCTGAAGGCTTAGTGTCAGATTTGGATATTTGGTTCGACAAAAAAGAGCGTAGAAACTACATCTATTCAACTGGTCGTATCGGTACTCAAATCTTAGAAAACGATATGTTCCAAGCGGCATACTAAAAGAAAGGAGAAAGAAATATGGCAGGAATATGTGATAGTATTATAGCAAAGGGCATCGCAGTAGATTGCGATAGCCCTATTGTGAAAGGTATGGAGGCTGACGGTATCATTATCAACCGTGCCGACATTGATTTTTCGCAAACAGTATTTGATAATGACAACAAGAGCATTATCAAGACGCTTGTTTTAAAGAACGGAAAGAAAGGTTATTCAGTAGCACAGCAAGGAGCAACACCTTTCAAAGGTGTAAAAACTACACTTGCGACAGGTACGTATCGTAACACCTTTACGAACGAAGTTCCAATTGCTGTGTTAGACAACGGACCTGAAGTCGCCCGAGACATTATAGACGGTCTTGCAAATGGCAGCTTTGTGTTGATATTGAAGAATGTTCACAAAGGAGCAGCAGGCAAGGCAGAATATCAAGTCTATGGGTATTATCAAGGCTTGCGTGCGAGTGCTATTGATAATGAAAAGTATAGCGAAGACACAGACGGCGGTTGGCTCGTTACTTTACAGGAAACAAGCGTACCAAAGTCGGCACTTTTCTATTTTAACACAGACGCAAAGACAACAGCTACACAGTATAATACACTGTTAGGCACAGCAGCAGGATAATGACATTAGAAGAAGCAAAGAATTTAGTAAAAGAGTTAGAAAGGTATGTAAATGAAAACATACCTTTCAATTCTACTGGCAAAGAGTTGGTAGAAAAGTTATATTATAACGTATTTGGAAAAACATTTACGCCTACATCGTGTCAGCAGTGTTACCACGATGCATTGGTGGAAATTTCCTATTACTTAAAAAACGGAGGAACAATGGCAGAAAAGAAGAATTATGTGTTAAGAGCAGGGGTTATAATTAATTGCCCTAACTTTTACAATGGCAAGGTATTTTCAAATGAAAACCTTACAGATAAAATTGCAGAAGAGTATCTAAAAGCATTTCCTGAACAAAAAGAAATGTTTGAGGAATTACCCGAAGAAGAGAACGAGGAATAAAAAACGAGTAATAGTGTAAAGCGAAGTTTCTATGAACGTAAAAACAACGAAAAAGCCTCAACGGCGTATTGATGTTAATTACTCTTTACGCTTTAAAATGCAGACGTACGGTAGCGATAATTTATACCCACAAAATTTGATAGATATAACAAATGCAAGTGGCACGGCAAAGCTGTGTTTAGGTCGGTATCATCAATTTATCGAGGGTTATGGCTTTAATGACGAATATTTGTCGGAAATGGCAGTAAACAAAGACGGCATTCTGATGGACGATTTATTGCATTTAGTGGCAGGCGATGTTGCACGTTTTGGAGGCTTTGCTTTACACGTAAATTACAACGTGCTGGGGCAAATAACGGAAATTAATTTTGTTCCTTTTGAGCAGTGCCGATTGGCGGAGACAGACGATGCAGGGTACGTCTCTCAAATCTTTGTCCACGAAGATTGGAAAGGAAATAAGACACGTGGAGGAAAGAGGCTGTTAGTAGAAGAACGAAATATAAAGAAATTTCCAATATTTAACCCTAACCCCGAAATAGTGATGCAGCAAATAGAGAATTGCGGAGGAATAGACGAATACAACGGGCAAATTCTGTGGGTATCTATGGACGGGAAATGCCAATACCCTACCCCGATATATGATGCTGTAATAACGGAAATTTCGACAGACGAGGGGTTGGGTAATATCAAGTATCGAAATGTTCGCAACAATTTCCTTATATCGTGTATGATGGTGGCAAAGAAAGGCACACCTATCATTGACGAAAACGGCAGGGAAGAAGAGCGACAAATGATAAGCGATGATGATTTGAAAGCCTTTCAAGGAGATACTAAAGGCTCAAAGATACTTTATGTAGAGTTGGAGAATAACGAAGATGAGCCAAAGGTCGTGCCATTCCCTACACGCAATTTTGATAAGGAATTTTCGGTTACAGATGCAAGCGTTGTAGAACGTATTTACTCGCAATTCCATCAGGAAATATTCTACTCTATTCGTATCGGAAAGTTAGGCTTTTCAGGCGATATAATGAAACAGGCGTACGAATACTATGCTGGCGAAGTAACTACACAACAACGCTTTATAGAAAGGACTTTCACTAAAATATTTGCCAATTGGTACGACCAGTCGGTGAGCAGAGATTTTAGCATTAAGCCGATGAAATATGTTAGCGCAGAAAACAACGATAAGAAAAATGGAGAATAGACATTTGTTAGATGTAGATAAATTTAAAGAGTTATCTCGCACGATTTCAAGGCACGTAGAAGAGGAGGACATTCTAAAGTACATAAGAGAATGCGAAGACGTGTGTATAATTCCAGCCATTGGATTAGAAATGTTTAAAAATCTTTGCAAATACAATGTTACAGACGAGTTGCAAATATTACTTAGTGGCGGTGAATATACGGGAGAATGTGGAGAGCTAAAGAGGTGCGATGGGTTGCAAATATCTTTAGCTTATTTCGTTTATGCAAAGATGTTACGTGTAGACGGTGCTATGTTGGCACGTACAGGCTTTATGAGGCACGACGATAGCTATTCTTCACACGTAACGGACAAAGCGAATACACAGCAGTATAACGATGTTATGAATGTTGCGGAAAAATACTTAAATAGTTCGCTAATGTATTTAAAATATTTAAAGAGAGGAGAAAATGTAAAAGAGATAAAAGGTTTCAGGACAAGAATAAAAGCGATAGGAGATTGAAAGAATGAATTTGCAGGAATTACAAACAGCAGCAGCTGGTATTAAGAACGAAACACGAGTAGGAGGCAACACGGCAGAAAGAGTAGGCAAAGCCTTTGAATGTGTTGCAGATGTAATACAGCAGGGAGTAGATGAGGCGACAATTAAGTTAGATGACCTTAACGTCTTTCCAACGACACCACAGGAGGCTATAAATTTCGTAAAGAACAACGGAAAGAAAGCGGTACTAACAGTAATGGATAGGGACTTTTCAGTTGGTGTTCTTAGCATCTTTGCAGATGCACAGGCGCAAGTATTGACGGAAGTCTTTGAGACACGTCTAACTTTAGATGGCGGGAGATTTACGAAAGGACACGGTTATGGTAGTCCTAAAAGATATTGGAGAAATTACGGTGTCAAGCAGGCGTATAATGGCGGTGCAGTAAAGAAACAAGAATGGACAGATTGGAAAAATTGCGAAGATGATACAGATTCAATACTTGCAAAGCATTCCAAGTATCTACTGGAAATATACGACGGCTCACCGAACGGAGAGCAAAGAGACTTGCAAGCCGTTGTAGATGAAATCAATAGTTTATTTACTGACGAGTTCAAAAGGTGCTTGTTTGCAAGTTTTATAAACGAAACAGGTACACGTATATTGTATTATAACAGTACAGCAAGACTTTCTTCTAACGTGGAAGACTGGAAACAAGTAGGTACTGGAAAAACAGAGGCGGTGATACTACCTTTTGACGGCTATATAGAAAACGCAACCGTTGTGATGGGGTCAAGCCTAAATGGCAGTATCGTTTGGGACAAGATAAAAAAGACTTTCCTTTGTCTTTCAGGCGGTAAATATTACGTCAATTGGAGTGGTGCAGTAAAATACGGCAGCGAGACGGAAAACGGTATCGTCCCAAGCGAGGGTATATTGTTCTTTCACATCACGAAAGGTGAGGCTTATACGTGGAAAGACGGCAATATGGTGCAGCTTTCAGGTAGTAGCGAAGATGTTGTGAATTTCGCAAAGCAGAAAATAGAAGAAATAGTAGACACAGCCAAAAGAATAAACAAGGGCGATAAAGGAGAAAAAGGCGAAGACGGTCGTATTAGGCTCGTTAATCACGGCACGGCAGACACTACATTTGCCCTAACACCTAACACGATGCACGTGTGGGGAGAGGTGGAAACTTTGAGCCTTTCACTTGCACCAAACACAGAGCCTAACATACTTGCGGAGTACGATTTCCAATTTACAACGCTAGCAAATAAGGCTACTGAATTTCAATTGCAGGGTGTGCAGTGGGTAGACGAAGTCGTGCCAACCATTCTAAAAGGCAAGACGTATCAAGGTAGTGTTGTAAATGGAGTTGCCATACTGATAAACAATTAAGGAGGGTGCTATGAGTTACAGACGATATATGATGTTGAGGGCTAACAAGCTGATATGTGGCATTGATTTTAGTAAACAGCCCGACAATGAAATTTGGTACATATCGATTGATGGTCAAAAATTAGAGAGAGTTAATTTAATAGGAGGCTGGAGCAAACAGCAAGGTTTGGAAGTTGTTTCCCACATCTATGAGAATGGCATTGGAAAGGTGGTATATAATGATGATGTTAAGAGGTTAGGCGAGTCGGCATTTAGAGTGTTAGACCGTGAATACAAGCAAGCACTACTAATATCACTTCCAAGAAAGCTATCATCTATAGGTGCGTGGTGCCTTGATAGCGTGACTAATAAGTTGAATAGCCTTGTGTTATTGAATGGAGATTTTAAAGGTAACATACTTCCAAGTAATAAAGGGAATAGACCAGTAATATCTAATGTATATGTAATGCAAGGGTGCGCGTTGTATTATGTAGATATGGTGGAGTATAACGTAATAGAAAAGAAAATATGATAAAGTACATTAATGGAGGAACAGGAAAGACCTACAACGGACAATACATTAAAGTAGGCGAAGATTTTATCATCAACCCATCGGAGGAAACGCTGTTAAAATACGGATACGAAAAGGTGGAAGTATCCGAAGATAAGTTTAAAAAAGCAATAGAAGCAAAGGTAGCCGAAATCAAGGCTTACGATAGCAGCGAGGCAGTAAATTCTTTTAGCCTAAATGGAATGTCGGCTTGGATATGTAGAGAAGACAGAATAGGTACTCGCAGGGCTATTGAGCTGGACATTGAGAATGGAAAGACGGAGAGCGAAATTTGGCTTAACGGCTTTAAATTAATCGTAAATAGCCAGTTAGCTCTTAAGTTGCTCGATGCGGTGGGACACTATGCTTATCAAGCATATAATGTTACACAGGCGCACATCTTTAATGTGAAGCAGCTTGCGTCAGTGGAGGAGGTCGAAAAATACGACCACACAAAGAATTACCCACCTAAGTTGAATTTAAGTACTAACGTGTGATGATAGTATTAATTATAATTTCAGCACTTGTTATGGTAGCTTATTTAGCTACTATGGTAGCTTTATACGGCATAGGAGATTACGTAAGTGATTACGCCTATATGGGCAAGCATAGGTGGTTGTTTTCCGCTACAATGGTAACGAGTGCCATAACCTTATTGCCTGTAATGATGGAAAAAGGAGGTATTGCTCCATTCTTGGCGTTGTTTGCCGTTTTTGGGCTTGTATTAGTGGGCGGTGAACCACTTTACAAGGTTGAAAAGATGCACACTATCGGAGCATTCACAGCACTTATTTGTGGCACTCTGTGGGTGGCAACCTTTCACCCTATAATAGTATCTTTTTCTTGGCTATTTTGGGGTGCGTATGTGCTATTGAAATTACCAAAGCCTTATTACTTAGGTGAGGTTATAGCTTTAGCTTTAATATATCTAACAATTATAATATAAAGAAAGGAGGAAATTATGAATTATTTAGAACAATTCAAATATATTATCTGTACTGCCATTAGTGGTATGCTAAGCCTTTTCTTTCCTATCCGTGACTTTATGTACGCCATGTTGATAGTATTTACACTGAATTACATATTTGGTGTGGTTGCTGGTCTTAGTCATGGCGAAGAATGGGAGTTTAAGAAGGCAGCAGTATTCTCTTATCATTGTGCCGTATTCTTTGTGATAACGGCATCAATATTTCTAACAGGCTATTTCTTACATGCAGATGAGGAAACACTGGGCGTTGTAAAAGCTCTTTGCTGTATAACCATTTGGTTCTACTCTACAAATATAGTAAGGAATTGGCGTATAATGCTCGTTGAGAATACTACGATGTGGAAAGTGGCAGGATTCGTCTACTACGTATTAACCCTAAAGGTGGTAGAGAAAATTCCTTTCCTGAACGAGTATTTAAAAAGTACCAACGGAAAGGCAGATAGCGACAAAGCGGATATTTTATAGTTTTTCATACTATATAGTATAAATTCAAATAATTATATAAAAAGTAAGGAGGCAGAAAATGAAAACATTAACAAGTAGTAACATCTTATTAGCCTTAATAGGCTTACTTATATCGTTTTTTATAACGATTAGTTCTGCAAAAGCAGACGTACCAACGGTAAATGTATGCGTATACTCTTTAGTTGTCGTGAGCATTGTCAGCCTAATAGCAGAAGCGTTTCGTCTACTCATTAAAGAATGCGCACGTTGGCAGTGGACACGCATCGCACTATGGCTATCAGGCGGTATCATTGGCACTATCTTAGGACTTTTACTTTCATAATTTTTAGTTTTATTTAGATGTTAGTATTTTTCATCTTGCCCGTCCGTGAGGATAGGCAAGATTTATAAATTTCAAAGACAATGATAGAAAGGATATACAGAATATTTGAAAGGTTGGCAGATATTGGGAGCGATAAGTATCTACATTTCATTGTGGGTATGATGGTGTCAGCCATTGTGCGCTTACACGTTGGAGCATTAGCTGCATTGGTAGCATTGATATTTGTAACAATAGTAATGGTAACAAAAGAATGTATTGACCACTTTATACGCAAAGAGAACTTCGACTTAACGGACGCACTTGCAGGCGTAATGGGTGGTGTGGTAATGTTAATATTGATGATATAAATATGGCAAACTTTACAATAGGAGAGTTGTGCACCTCAAAGGTGGCACAAGAGAAAGGAATAGATAACACACCCCCAGCAGTGGTTAGGGTGCATCTGACGGAAACTATAACGCTGTTGGAGGCTATACGTGCCGAATGGGCAAAATATTGCGAGCAGTACAATTTGGGTACACCGTCACTGATAGTGTCGAGTGGCTACCGCTCGCCCGAACTGAACAAAGCTGTAGGTGGCGTAAAGAACAGCGCACACGTAGCAGGCTATGCTGCCGACATTGTTCCTGCCAATGGAAAGCAGGACGTGTTTGAGCGTTTTATGGCGTACAGTTTTAGCAAACGTGGCTATCTGTACGACCAAATAATTATAGAGAAGAACAGCAAAACACGTTGGGTACACGTGGGTTACAAGAAGCCTGATGGTAGCCAGCGTAGACAGTGTTTCAAACTAAATGTATAGATATGAATAGACTAATAGGAGCAATATGGGGCGTGCTGATATGCACTCTAATAACACTTTGCAGTTGTAAGACGAAGAAAGCCGTACAGGTGGAGAATGTAAAGCGCACATTCGATAGTGCGCAAGTTGTAAAGGAACAGGCAAGCGTGAAATACTCACTCGTGGACACATCACGCATAGACGAATATACCACGCTTATAAGAGAGTATATATTCGACACGCCTAATTACGGCAAGGAAAGCTGTTTTGCTCACGACACTAAACAGCCAATGGTAGAATACAAAGGCGATGGCAGCATCATAATTAATCACGGCTTAAAGAGTATCAAAGAAACAAAGATAAGCCGTAAGAACGAAAGAAAAGGCGTATCAGTGCAGAAAGATAGCACAGCAAATAAAGTGGTAAGAACAAAAGTACACGCCACCGAACAACACAAGCAGAAACAAAGACAAGTAGAGCAAATAGCCGTGTCGAAACCTTTCGGCTTTTGGCAGCTCGTAATAGGTGTAAGCATTTTATTTGCCATAGCCATAGCTTTATACTACCTTTACAAGCGAGTGCCAAGCGTGCGAAATGTAGTGCGAAAGATATTAGACAGGATAAGGAAATAATATAAAGGTCGTAACTAATAAAATAAAGCCTCACCAAACATATTTGCTTGATGAGGCTTTGTTGTTATTAAGCAGTTAATAAATTTTAACTACTTAATATTCAAAATAAATAGCATTTTATTTTGAATATTGAAAATATATGCTTACCTTTGTATCGTAATAATAAAACAAACAAAAAAAAGGTGAGACACACCGTAAAAAC